ACCCAGCGTGGCCTGAAGAAAGCCCAGGACGATATCAAGAAAAAGGGCTTTTATATGACCAACGAAAAGAAGGTCGGCCTGGATATTATACCGTCCCGCAAGATCACCAGCCTGGGGAATCCCAACATCGACACGGTCTACAAGAAAGGCGGCGCGGCCATGAAGCGTAACGCCAAGGACTTCGCCAAGCGTACCTATCCCATCATCCGGGAGATCGAAGCCGCCGGCATCACCAGCTTGCGTGGCATCGCCAAGGCACTCAATGCGCGTGGCGTCTTAACCTTCCAGGCCGATTCGGATGCCAACGATATCGATGGCGTCAAACGTGCCAAAGCGGATCGTAAGCCGACCAAATGGGGTCCGGAGACCGTCAAGCGGTGCATTAATCAGGCCAAAGGAAAGTAGTTTTCCACAGATGGTTCTCAAAGTGCGAAAAATAAATTTTACGTTCCAGGTATCTGTATGTTAAATGTGGGTATGCAATGGCTGAAAGAAAAGACAAACGAAAGAAGAATATCAAGCGTGACGGGCCACGGTTATACCTTCGGCCAACAGCCAGCCAGGAGCGTCAAGGTAAAACCCAGATCCGCATCTGGGCGGAAGAGGATACCCCGGAGTTCTTTACTGAACTTGAAGCGGCACGGCTTGTCATGGGTGCATCGGCTCCCCGTCTCGCTGGGCACGATCTGGATTGGCTCATAATGTCTTATATGAGATCACCCGAATATAGACGCCTTGGGGATAGCACCAAAAAGGTACGTGCGAATCTTCTTGATGATTGTGCAATCCGCCTGGGACGCAAGCGGTCCTTCAATTCCATCAAGACGGCAGAGGTCCGTGGCATCCGTGATAGCATGGCTGACCGGCCCGAAGCCGCCAACGCCAGGATCAAGGCATTACGTCAGACCTACAAGTGGGCTGTCGATTGCGACTTATCCGAAATCAACCCAGCGATGAACGTGCCTTATTTACCATCTAACAATCCGCACGGTTTTCACACCTGGACCGAAGGTGAGATTGAAAAATACGAATCGGTCCACGCCGTGGGTACAAAAGCGAGACTTGCCATCGATCTATTCCAGTTCACCGGAGTACGCCGGTCGGATGCCGTTCTTCTAGGGCCGCCAATGGAACGCCAGGGAGTCTTACTTTTCACCGAACAAAAAAACCGGGAGAATGCACCGAAGGATCGAATGATCCCTATCCTTGCGCCGTTACGCCGAAGCATCGATGCCACGCCGACCGGACGGTTCACCTATCTGGTCACGCAATTCAACCGGCCGTTCACCCGTGCCGGCTTTGGCAACTGGTTCAAGAAGCGTTGCCGCGAAGCCAGCTTGGAGCATTGCAGCGCCCACGGCATTCGGAAAGCCGCCGCCGTCAAGGCGGCAATGGCTGGAGCCAGTTCCAATCAACTGATGGCGATATTCGGATGGGACTCGATTAAGATGGCGGAACATTACACCAAAGCGGCTGAGACCCATCGGCTGGCGCGATCATCGATGCACCTGTTAAGCAAATAGGAACCTTTTGAGAATATGAATCTGTCCAACGACAATTTTAATCACGGCCTAAGTCTTGTGTTACTGCCATTCCTAGAGAGGAATGGTGCCCAGGGGCGGAGTGACTCAACTGAATTGAGTCAGCCTCTTACGTTCAGATTCAAGACAAAACAAGACAAGGCCGTACACAAAAGGAGATACGGCCTTGAAGAAAACTCTTATCTATATCGCTGAATTTTTCACCATCACCGCCTTCATGGCGGGTCTGTTCGCCGCCTCTATTATTTTGGAGGTGGTATTATGAAACATTCTGTAACCGGCAAAGAATCAGGTGCATCTGAGGCGCCTTTTATTACACCTGTCAGCGGTGAATTTTTAATTCCTTTTGGCAAGACACCGAACGACATCCTTCGCCGTCACCGTGCGGCCCAGGACGGGGTTAGTGACGATCCGCCTACGCAATACATGAAGCGTGGAAACTTCTTTGAGGACGGTGCCCGTCACTGGTTCATGGAAGAGTTCGAGTGTCACATTGCCCAGCCACAGGAAGGGTTCCGGAACGAACATTGTAATATGGTATCCAGCCTCGACGGTGTTTTCACCGAAGATTGGAAACCGGAAAACCTTCCGACTATCCCCATGCACTCTGTATGGGAATGCAAACTACCGGCGCGGCCAGCCACACCAACCGATAGCATGGTACGGGTGCTGCAAGTTCAAGCCCAGATGGACTGCTCAAATGCGGAGTTTGCGGTCATAGCAGAACTCGCCCAGATGGATTGCGTCTGGCGATGGACAGTGGTTCCCAGGCATGATCCGACCATCCGTGCCATCCGTGATGCCGTCAATGTCTTCTGGGATCATATGAAAAATGACACGGACTATCCGCCTATCACCTCGCAAGAGGCTTCCAAGATGATTGGTGGCAATCGTAGACCAGAACCGCATGATCTGATCGAAGGTCCGACCGAAGACATTATGAATGACGCCCGAACGGACCTGATGGATTCGGCTGAAAATTATCTCAACGCCCAGCGCACGAAAAAAGCCGCCGACCTTATGATGGAGCGCGAAAGCCTGACGATGAAGTCCATCATGGGCGGCCTTGAAAAGGTGCAGCTTCCGGATGGGATTCTCTTGAGCCATTCGACAGTGGAATACAAAGCGCAGCCGGAAAAGACCAAGGTCACGCCGGCCAAGCCAGCGTCAACGTCAAGACGGTTCAGCATCAAGCAAAAGGAGGCGGACAAATGAATGCCCTCTTCGACGCCTTGCTGGAAAGGCACAATAAAGATTCCGGAATGATGGCGGCGGTGATGGCGAAGGGTGAATTGCTTGAGGTTGCCCGTTCCTGTGCGCTGCATTTGGTCAGCCAGCACCCCTTCAACAGTTGTACCAGTGACGATGTGGCCGGTGAAATGCAGCGGCGTGGATACGATTACACCGAACTAGGCAACGCCGCCGGTTCAATCTTCAAGGGCAAGCAGTGGGAATTTACTGGTCGATATATCCCATCGAAACGTCCAACGGCCCACAAACGCGATATCAAAATATGGAGATTAAAATAATGGCTCAACTAGCAACCACATCCCAGGACCCTGCCGGTATCCTGGAAGGCGTGATGATTAAGGGTGATCTCGCACCGCTCTCTGAACAAGAACGGGTCACCTACTATAAGACAGTCTGTCGGTCACTCAATTTGAACCCCATGACCAAGCCGTTTGACTACATCAAATTGAACGGCAAGTTGCAACTCTATGCCAAGCGCGATTGTGCCGAACAACTACGGACGATCCACGGCGTATCAATCAAGGTGCTTTCCAAAGAAGAGATCGACGGCATCTATATCGTTACTGTAGCGGCACAGAACAAACACGGTCGGCATGACGAGGACACTGGTGCGGTTTCAATCGCTGGGCTGCGAGGCGAGGCCCGTGCCAATGCAATTCTCAAAGCCATCACAAAAGCCAAGCGCAGGGTTACGCTTTCAATATGTGGCCTGGGTCTGATTGATGAGACAGAGGCTGATGACATAACGGGAACACCACCCGTCAGCTACGATCTGGATGAAATTTTTCCAGATGAGGTCGGAAACAAGGCTCTAGGATCGCCCCAGAATGACGAGAGCAAGGTCCAGATACCTGTGGCATCTAAAAAAGAAGATGTGCTTGAGAGCGCAAATATGGAGCGTACAGAGGCTTATCAATTGTTATTGGGTGATGACGAGGTGGTTGAGTACGATTCATCCAAAGATTTCTATGCTGAGTACCAAAAACAGCAAAAGTCCATCTTCGCTGATGAAGAATCACCATTGGATTACCGGATGTCAAAATTACACAAGCTGGAAACCGACAACGAAAAATCGTTGGGCATGATTCCAGAAGCCGGCCAGGAAAAACTTCATCGAAAGAGGTTGGCGTTCAACAAAAAACTGGGAGCGCAAAGATGAAAATGGGCCTCACCATAAAACAGGAACACATGAAAGGCGTTATCGCTGACTTCATCACTGAAAATAAGTATTCGCCAACGTATAAACAACTGGCCGAACTCAGCGGCATAAAAAACATATCCAACGTCCATCGTATCGTTCACGAACTTCGCCGGCGCGGTCACATCGAATTGCTGCCAGGTCAAGAGCGTTCGATAGCCATAAAGGATTAAGGGGGAAACTTCGTCAGGCGAGTGGTGGCGTCAGATAAAATAAAAAGGCGTGATGCCGTGGTCCCCCGATGACATTTCATAATGCCGCAAATCACGCCAACCACCACCAGATTTCAGACTTCGATAGTCGTACCCCGAAATTCCACGATCCCTGGTTCGATGACATGAACCATCTCCGGCCACCGGAGTGTCCCGTTTTCAAATGTCAAAATGATAAACCCTGATCTCCAGTTGCGTGGATTGTCTTCAAGATAATCGCGGAATTGCGGCCCATAGGTGTCAGCTAAAGTCCCAGTATCGACGCCCCATCGGGTGCCGTTATAATCATTCCAAGGGGTGACTTTTAGGGAATGCAGATGGCCTGTGACCATCGTCACACCTGATTGAACAGCGTTATTATGAGCAGCGTGAATACCGCCCTTCCATCGATGCTTGATCATCACATCATTGTTGACCATCAGAGACCAGCCCGGAAGCCAGTTTGGAAAATGATCCTTGAGGTGGACCCCGGTCACCCGAACAAATTCCGGCGCCACTGTCGCGAGCCGTGATTCAAACCGGGCATCGTGATTTCCCAGCGTCCAGAACAACTTCGCATTTTTTGCCACCGCTTCAATTTCATCCAGGCGTTCAGTGCAAGCCTGGATTTCTCCAGCGACATCAGGCCGATCTTCCCAGGCAATCGGTGAGTGCCGGGAGATCGATGCGCCATCGAAAACATCTCCATTAAGAACAACCGCTGCCGGTTTCATATCTTTGATGAATTTCAAAAAAGCACGGTGTGCAGTAGTCACCACATCAGGCCAGTAATGGGCATCACTGCCAACGAGAATAATACCGTCTTTGACAGCAAACTTTCGACGCTCCGGATGAAAGTCAGTCGGCACCGCTGACGGATTATGGATTGGCCGATCATATTTTTTTTCTAAATTTCTTCGTCTGGAATAAACCCGGCGCTCTGCCAAATTTAAATGCGCGGCAGTACCGGCCGCACCCAACGTCGAAAACAATCGTATAAATTCTTCATCGCTACACGCTGGCTTAGTCACGCATCGCGTCTGCCAGCCGGTTAGCGCGGCCTGGAATATCTCGTGCCAATTTTGAATCGAGAAGTTCGTTCGCTGCCGTGTCATTATCACCGGCCACCAATGCCGCAATCATATTCTTGAACATCAGCATCCTGGGCGTACCGATCCAAAAATTTAAATGAATGATGATGCCCTGACGAATGGTGTCGAGGTCATTGAACCAATCCAAGTTCTCCAGTTCCGCTATGCACCTTTCGATGTCGTTCTTCAGCATGTGCTGGGCCTCGTCTTCAGAGATCCCCAGGCCACCGGCATCGGCATCGATGTTTCTGCCTATGCCGACCGTATGGGCGCCGGCAATACAAGTGTAACAGTGGGCGCGATAGCCTTCCTCAACAGTGAGGTCTTCAACGAGTTGGTCAATCGGGTAGATAATCATTTTGTAAGCCCCTTGAATTTTTCAAATGATCGCATCCCTCCTAATCCCAGCATCCCGAGAACGATGGTCAGCAACGAGTCCATGTCGAAGGCCGGCAAATCGTAAGGCAATCCTAAAACACCCAGGAAAAATATTGTCAGTGGCTGAACTAAAAAGTGCCAGCCGATTGCCAGCGCACCGATCCATCCGATACATGGACGCCAACCGGCAACAAACACAGAGCGATGGGCCGCTTCCACCTTGTTGATTTCCAGTTGCGCCAGGGAGCCTTTGTTGTGAGCATCGACCAATGCCTTTTCCATCTCACGCATCGCCTTAGCCTTGGCGTTTTTGTCAGGCACCAAACGTTCGATCACGGTTTCGGCAATAGGCATAATCGCAGCCAAAATAGGGATCATAATGTTTTCCCTTTGTTATTTTGGACACGAACCGGCCGTCCGGCCATCCAAGATGATACAACTGGCAAAGGATAAGCGTGAGCCATCATTAAGCACCCGCTTTGGGAAAACCCAACAATACCCCTTGGGTCTCCAGGAGAGGTGAAGATGACAATAGCATCTGGGCTATAATTGGATTCTGGTGGTGTAGCATTAAACGCCGCCATGAACACAGATATTTGGTCTTCATTTAAACGAACGTGCTTCAGTGCAATCAGCGGATTGAGGTTAGTTGTATCCTCGACCCACTGTGACATCAGCATTGACGTTGGACACTTCTGCGCGACTTCTTCTGTGGGAGTGCTGGCGCAGCTAGAGAGGGTTAAGACGGTGGCTACTAGCAACGACAGCAATAGCGGCCAGAACCGAATCATCGTCTTCGTATCCAATCTCGACATGCCAGATGCATGCGGATTAAAACAACAATCAAAGTAATCGAAATGATTCCAAACTGCGCCCATGCTTCAAATATCTGCGCCCACCAAGGAACCGTGATTGCTGGTGCCGCGATAGCAGTGTCGATGAGTAGCTTCTCTTTCTCAATCATGACCGGACCCCCGTCGGTTTGTGGTCACCATTGTGCATAACTGCGAGACGGTTACATTTTTCTTCCTGCACTCGTAACCGTGCAGCCAGATCAGCCGCCTCGCGATTCTGCGCCGCGAGATTATCGGGCGAAAGAATGCTTTTGAAGGTAGTGATTTGGCTCTCCATCACCGCCCGGCCTTCCTCGACGGCATCGATTTTTTCAAAGAGATGTTTGATGGTTTTTTGGATCTCGGTGATATCTAAGATGACCCGAGCCAATTTAGCCTCCAGCACTTTCACCGTTGCCAAGCCCCCCGCAACGACAGTTAAAATTGTCAGGAGGTCGCGTAGGCCAAATTCCATAGGTCACGGTTTTGTCGGCCAGCTTGGATTGGCTGGATCTGTTGACGCTGGAAGATCCCTCAGTGCCCGCCGGTACTCAATGATCGCGGCGTTATCGTCAGGGGCAACGTCAGACAGCATGAGGTAATCGGTTTCTGCCAGCCGCCGGTTGCGCTCTGCGCGTAACAGCGCCATGGATCGCGCCGTGGCATCGGATGCTTCCGCTGCCGTGTCTTTCACTGGCGTGTCGCCGGACACGTCCCAGTACGCAAGGTTGTTGTCTAAGCCTTCGACTACCTTCACCCCGGAATGGGCGAGTACGAACTCATCGGCGGCGGCCTTGTCATCGAAGTCTTGATACTTCGTGACTAATCCTTTGTCATGTTTCATGACGGCTGTAAATTGTCTCATTTTAGTTTCTCCTGTTATAAAATTTAAGCATGAGACACTCCCCATGTTGTCATCCGCCCTTCGTCTAGGGTGCCGTCAGGAGGGAAAATCTGAAACCTATCTGTAGTGATAATAGCTTTTCTAACCCCCGCCCCGTGGACGGGTACTATATAACTGTCATACGTATAGCCGATCCATGTCATGCTGGGCCAAGATGATGATCCCCCTAAATTTAAATTAATAGTGAAGTGCGACGCTTCACCAGATACATTACCTTGCCCCTCTGTACCTAAGTGTATCTCTGAATCACTTGTGTCTAAATCGTCTTGGTGTCCCGAACCATAAGACCTCCCGCCGCCTACCCACCATTCATAATCCGAAGCACCACTGTCGATACCTGAACTATCGCCGAAACGGCAACTTATGAGTTTACTATTTCCTGAAGTAACAAGATCGCTGATGTGTATAACGTAGTAAGCATATGTGGAGCTTAATCCCGTCTGTGTTAAACTTGCGGAAGTAGAAGCAGCTTGAGTACCAATTAAATTCCAAGCACCTCCACCCAGATCCAGTATACCTTGAACCGTGTCCTCTTTAACGAGGCTATCCGTGACATCTAG